AATAGACATGTAGTAGTACCTGGTAAACTAGATGCTAGTGATAATCTTGTTGCTACTGATATATCAGGCGAAGATGCAGATGTGCAAGCTATTTGCAACGCTGCCTGGACTGCACAAGTAAAAACAGACTTTACTGCTTTTCTTGTGGCTAATAAAGACACATAAATAACTAGAAAGTATTGATATGAGTCAACTTAAAGTCAATAGTATAATACCTTCAAGTGGCAGTGTTGTCTCAATTGGTACAGCAACTGCAGGAGTAGAATTTGCACCTCAATCTTATATTGCAGGTCTCTCTACAATTGGTGTAGCAAATACTGCATATGTTGGAATAGTAACTATTCTTACAGGTCCAGTATCTGTGGGTGAAGTGATGATTGATTCTTCCAATCAAATTCACTCAGTTACTAAACTTGGAATAGGAACTGCAGTTCCTGCTACTGCAATTGATGCAGCAAGTAAAACTGATGCTATTGCTCTTCCAAAAGGAAATACATCACAAAGACCTTCGGGGGATAATCCATATCTTAGATATAATTCTGAGATTAGTGCACTTGAATTTTATGATGGTTCAAATTGGGTTGAAGTATTAGTGGATTATTTTCCCACTGGTTCTATGGTAGTAGGTTAGGAGGATATATAAATGGCATCTGGTAATTTAGTTAAGACTCCACAGAGCACTGGAAATAGAAGAGTATGGACTTACTCTGCATGGCATAAAAAACAAGAAATAGATCTTAAAGAAGCAATTTTCTTTTCCAAAGTTGATACTGCTAATCAAGAGAGTTTTGGATGGGGGAGTAATGCAGCAACTCCTCCTTCGGGATTTTATTTTAGAGATGAAACTGGTGGATCAGCTGTTAATGGATATACTGTAGGATCTTATAGAGATCAGTCTGCATGGTATCATATATTGGTGGCACTTGATACTACTAATGAAGATCAAAATGAAATGTTAAGGATTTTTATTAATGGAGTACTTCGGGGTCCTGAGAGTGCTTGGAGTTTTCTTTCAAAAAATGAAAGAATGGCAGTTAATACATTTGGAGCACCAATAGAACTTTTTGCTGGTGGTGACAGTTCTAGTGATGATTTAGAGAATCTTGTATGTGATATGTTTTTTGTTGATGGTCAATGTTTAGGACCAGATGTATTTGGTTTTAATAGACAAGGATATGGAACCGTTGGTTATGGTGGAACTATAAACATAAGTTATACTGATGGTGAGTGGGTTCCAAAAAAACCAGCTACCATTAAGAGAGATATTGAAAGAAGAAAAGATGGAAATGGTTTTGGTAATAATGGATTTTATTTACCATTGAATACTCCTGATGGTATAGGAAGTTGGGGAGCAGATTTTCATTGTCCTTTAAATACTATTTTAAATGTTCAAGAGCATTTACCACAACCCAAATCAGGTTTTGCAGCAACTGCTAATTCTGGAATAGGATATACTGATATATTAAGAACTGATCCATATGCATCTAATTTAGTTTTAGCATTACCAATGGTGAAGAATGGTATTCAAACTGGTTTTGGAGATTATTCTCATATTATTAGAAATAGTGGAGTAGCAAAGACTGTAGTTCAGGGAGCAGCATCTATAGGACAAACTGGTGCTTATTATGGATCTGCTGGAATGGGATTTACTACAGGAATTGGTAAATCTAGTTATGTTGTTAATGATGTTGATTTAAATTTCGGATCAGAAGATTTTTGTATAGAAGGATGGTGTTTTCCAAAAGGTGCTCCTGGTGCACCAACAACTGCAAGTGGACATTTTTCAACTAGAACTACTAAACTTTTTGGACTTTATAATATGGATGTTGCTGGTGATATTAATAGAAGATCGTATGTAGTATTAAAAGAAAATTCTGGTGGACAAGGTATAAGAGGTATAGTATCAGGTGATGGAACTTATGATGCAACTACTAGTAATACTGATCCTAACTTTAACATAGCTTGGGAAGAATGGAATCATTTTGCATTTACTAAAGAAGGAAATACAACAAGAGTATTTCAAAATGGTATTTTAACTGGAATTAATACTCAAGCACCAACTACTTTGTATAATAATACTATTGATAATATTGAGTTTGGTAGTGGTGTGGGAGCAAGTGGTGAAAATTTTGAATATGGATATCTTAGTGATTTTAGAGTATATAAAGGAGTTGCAAAATATACAGAATCTTTTGATTGTCCAAGACCTGCTAATATGAGGGTTAATGCTTCTACAAGTAGTGGAATAGGAACTTATAGAGTATTTCCAGATGTTCCTCGTAATAACTTTGCTACTTTAAATCCAGCATCTGATACTGATGCTATTAATAGTGTTAAGTTATCTTATTCTTGTTCTAATTTAATAGCAGATTGGTCAGCTGTTGCACAAAACGGTGCTACATTTGGTAGTGTAGGAATTAGTTCTGGTAAGTGGTATTGGGAAGTGTTGATAAACGCTGTGGGTGGAAGTCATCCATTTGTAGGTATTTCGAGTGCTGCTGGAATTAGTACTTGTCAGAGTACGGCAAATAATGGTATTGCAGTTGCTAAATGTGGAACTTATTGTGGTGGTGGAGCAAATGGTGCAGGTGGTGGATTTAGCGATGGAGATATTATTGGTATTGCATTAAGTTTCACTGATGCAGGACTTGCTTCTACTTGCAGATTCTATAAGAATGGAACTGAAATTACTAGTGGTGGAATAGAATATTTCAATAATGGTGGAGTTGCTGATGAGACTGGTATTGTTTTTATACCATCTCTTTCTGGTGTAAATAGTTGTCAGATGATAATGAATTTTGGTCAAAATCCTACATTCTCTAATAGGTTAACACCTGCTCAGTCCAAAATACCTGGAACATATAAAGATGATAGTGAATTTGGTACATTTAAGTATGAGCCACCAAGTGGACATTTAGCTTTATGTACTAGAAATTTATATGAACCTACTATTAATCAACCAACAAAGTATTTCTCTCAAAATAACTGGTTTGGTGATGGTACAAGTGCACATGCTACAACAGGAATAGGATTTACTTCAGACCTAGTATGGACTAAAACACTGGGTGAATGGAATGTAGGTGATTCATGGTGCTGTATGGATAGTGTTAGGGGTGATAGAGCAATAATACATCAAAATGCTACTGATCCAGAAACATCACCAACAGATGAATTAATAGCATTTGGTTCTGATGGATTCACAGTTGGAAGTGCTGATAAGGTTAATAAAACAGATGTCTATTATGGTGGATGGGGTTGGAAAGCAGGTGGAGCTCCATCAGTTGCAAAACCATTTATGATTGATGGTGTTGGATATGCAACAACTACTGCTGCTGGTCTTGCTGGTGGAACTAATGATCCAACTTCTGCTTCAATTAATAGGACTTCAGGATTATCAATTCTTAATTATAAGGGAAATGGAGGTAGTAATTTCACTATTGCACATGGTCTCAATAAGACACCTAAATTTATATTAATTAAATCAAGGGGGACAAATAATTCTTGGGCAGTATATCATCATGGAATTGGTCCTGAATATGGCACAAGATTAAATTATGATAATCCTGCTGTTAAAGATGTTAAGTTTTGGAATAATACTTGGCCAACTTCATCTTTACTGACTGTAGGAACTAGTGCTTGGTTGAATGGGGCTACAAGTGTTGATTATGTTGCATACATATGGGCTGAAGTAGAAGGATTCTCTAAATTTGGACATTATGTTGGAAATACATCCGACAATGGTCCTTTCTTATATTGTGGATTTAAACCTTCCTTTGTTATGTTCAGGAATGTACATTCAGCTACTGATGAAGATAACTGGAGAATGTATACTGATAATGTAGGTGGACCTCAAAATCCAAATGCTGCATTTTTATCACCAGATGAAGCTAATTTTCCAGCACAAGTGACTTCTCATCCAGTAGATTTCTATTCTAATGGTATTAAATTAAGGGGATACAATGATGAGACTAATCAAGGTCCTGAAGAATATATTTACATGGCTTTTGCTTCATCGCCATTTAAGTATAGTAATGCTAAATAATTAGAAAATAGATCAATGATAGAAACTTCTACAGTTGGTATAGGTAGTACGATCACTTATGAATGGACCGTTCCAAAAATAAGAGTGGTTGGTGAAGTTAATGATAAAATTAATGTAGCAACAGAATTATATGTTAATTTATCAGCTTCTACTACTTTTGATCATACCTATGTTTCTCTTAGTAATACAGGAATTGGAACTACAATGGTTACTTTTCCTAAGACCGAAAGTACTTCAAAAATAATTGATGTTGCATTAGATACTTCTGGAATATCTACTTCTTTTACAGCATGGGATAGTTTAACGGAAAGTCAAGTTCTTGGGTGGGTTTCTTCTAGTGTAAAGACTACTAATAAGAATGATCTAACTAGTCAAATTTTAGAATCAAAGGATAAAGTTCTCAATCCACTTAAATATGATATAGAGGATAAGAAACCTGTATTCTACAATAACGAGGAATAAGCAATGAGTAGTAAGTTAAATGTCAATTTTCTAGGTGCTGCTACTCCAGGCGGTGATATTAAATTTACTGATCCTATTGGGGTTGCAACCTTCACGTCTCTAGATTTTAATGTTAAATCTATTACTATTGGTACAGGTGCAACAGTATATAATCCAGTAAATAATGTTTTAGCATTAGGTACAAACGATATAGAAAGAATTCGTATCACATCAGCAGGTGATATTGGAATCGGAACTGATAATCCAGAGAATGATCTTCATATCATGGATGGTTCTGCCACCATGAAGTTGACATCAACAACATCTGCAAACTCTACAAGATTAATTTTAGAATCAGAGTCTGATTCTTATGGTGGTATTCATTTTGGTGATCCAGATGATGAAGACGTTGGAAGAATAAGATATTATCATGGTGGTAGTAATCCAAACACTCTGTGGTTTAGTACTGTTGCTCAAGTCAGAGTAGCAATTAATGCTCTTGGTAAACTTGGTATCGGAACTGATGGTATGGGTGTTGATTCTTTATGTTCTAATGGTGGTGTAGATATTTGTTCTAGAGGTGGGGTAGGTGAACCTGCTTTAGTAATTGGAGCAGATAATTCTCATCCCCAGAGTCAATCTAGAAACAACGACCAACAAAAAGAGACTCTTATAGGAATGCCTCATTATGACAATTCTGATGAATGTCCTTGCATTATTTCGGCTTTCGCATCTGCATCTGCTACTTCTATGAGAGTTGGAGGTGGATCCACTCATTTAAATACGGCGACAGAACTTAGATTCTATACTGAAGAAACTAATACAACCCGAAGTGATGAAGATAAGTACAGAGTTGCTATTCATAAGAAGGGTCTCTATGAATTACGTCTTGCAGATAATTCAACAACTGCTAGAGGATGGAGACAATCAATAGCTTATAAAGCATGGGATACTGTATCTGCAGCAGCATTATTTGATCTTCACATGGAAGGTGGTTTTGGATCCGTACATTTATTATGGGAAATTAGAGATGCTTCTTCTTCTTCAACAGGTGGTGCAGGTGCTAGAATTGGAGAAGCTTGGGTATGTTTTAGAGGATCTGGTAATGATATTACAAGTGTTAATGTTTCTACCACTACTATGCAAACAAATGCTTCTGGTAATTTGGCTGATATGACTTGGAGTGCTGCAGTACAAGATACAAGTACTATAAGATTAACTGCAACTTCTTCAATCGATTCATCCAGTGTAGGTGTATATCTTTGGGGTTCAAGTCCACACTTTGCCACCGATAGTTATGGTATCGAAGCATTATAAGATAAATAACTAGAAAAGATTATGGCTGCACCAACTGCAAATATAGTTGTAGATCAAGGTTCTGATTTTAGTACCAGTATTGCTATTAAAAATAGTAATGGTTCTAATTACAATCTAACAGAATGTTCTGTTGATTCTTATATTAAAAAACATGAAACTGCAACTTCAAAAACTGTTTTTAGCGTTGGAATAACTTCTGCTATTGGTGGAGAAATAAGTCTTTCTCTTACTGATACTCAGACAACTGCTATGAAATCTGGAAGATATTTCTATGATATTGTAGTAATAGAATCTACTGGAAGTAAAGTAAGAGCAGCACAAGGTCAAGTTTTTGTAAGTCCTGGAATAACTACTTAAAATGGCAGAACCACTCATTCTTAAAAACGGAAGTACTATTACTAACAATGTTACTGTAACCTCTGGTTTTGGTACTAGTCATAATAGTGTTGTTGGACTAGGAACTACAGTAAGTGTAGGAATTGGAACAACTATTCCCACATCTTCTAGACTAACAGTAGTAGGAGATACTAATATTACTGGCATTGTAACTGCTTCTAATGGATTTATAAGTGCTGGTAGTACAACTGCAGTTAAAATTACTGTAGAATCCAATAAACTTATATTCACTGCAGTTGGTATAGGATCTACGTCCTTCACTTTATCATAATAAAAAAATGGCACTTACACAAACACAAACTGTTTCCAAATTGAGAATTTTAAATAATACTGATAATATTGTTACAGAAGTTGAAGTAACTACACAATCAATTGATGATTCAGATCCTAATACTTTATGTTGTTTAGATAGGGAATCTTTTAAGGTAGATTATAGTGGAGGAACTGGTGCATCAGGATTTGTGGCATATGAAAATCTTACACAAAATATTATTCTTGGATGGATATCTGAAGATCTTGCTGCATCTCCTATGAAGACTCAACACGCAAATTGGATTGAATCTAAAAAGAATCCTCCTGCTCCATCTTTTGTATACAAGGCACTTCCTTTTTAATTTATAAATAGTTGTTAAAATGGTGTATAATGGCAAAACCTACTACCAGAGAAGAATTATCGCAATATTGCTTGAGGCAGTTAGGTGCTCCTGTACTAGAAATTAACCTTGCAGATGAGCAAATAGATGACTTAATTGATGATACTCTACAACTTTTTTATGAACGTACTTTTGATGGTGCAGAAAGAAATTATATTAAATATCAAATAACACAAGCAGATATTAATAGAGGAAGAGCACCTGGTGGTAAAGCACCTTATGCAGGTATAACAACAACAAATACTTCTACTACTATTGTAGGTGAAACTGTAGATTATAAATTAGAAGAGAATAGTAATTATATTCAATTACCAGAAAGTATTATTGGTGTAGAAAAAGTTTTTAGATGGAATAGTTTTGCATCTCTTGCATCAGGAATAACTCCATTTGGTGGTGGATTTAGTCCTTTATATGGATGGTATTATGGAAATTCTCAAGGATTTAATAAAGATGCCATGTTAAGTTATTTTATGGCAAGAACTTATTTGAGTGAAGTAGATTTCTTATTTAATACAGAAAAACAAATTAGATTTAATAAAAGGAAAGGAAGATTATATATTGATACTGATTGGGGAACTATTGGAGTAGGATCTTATATTATAATTGATGCATATGTAACTACTACAGCAGCAGATTTTACAAGAGTATATAATGATACTTTTGTAAAGAGATACCTTACTGCAACAATGAAAAGACAATGGGGAATGAATTTAATTAAATTCCAAGGAGTAAAACTTCCTGGTGGAGTTGAATTGAATGGTCGTCAGATTTATGATGATGGTCAGAGAGAAGTTGATGAGATACGTGAAAGAATGACATATGATTATGAAGAAATGCCATTGGATATGATAGGTTAATATCATGGTACTTAATCCTTTTTTTCAGCAAGGTTCTGCAACGGAGCAGAATTTGGTACAAGATTTAATTAATGAACAATTAAAAATCTATGGAATAGAAGTTTATTATATTCCTAGGAAGTATCTTACTGAGAAAAAGGTAATTAGAGAAGTTGTACAATCTGAATTTAATGATTCATATCCTATAGAAGCATATGTAGAAACATATGATGGATATGAAGGAATGGGACCAATTCTTTCTAAGTTTGGTGTTCAGCAACTATATGATGTTACTTTAATTATTTCACAAGATAGATGGCAGAATTATATACAACCTTTAATAGATGATTTAGACGATATTAAACTTGCTACTAGACCCAAAGAAGGAGATTTAGTTTGGTTCCCTCTTGGAGATAGATTATTTGAAATTAAATTAGTAGAAAAGGAAGATCCTTTCTACATGCTACGTAAAACATATACTTATAAACTCAAATGTGAGCTCTTCCGTTATGAGGATGAAGTTATTGATACTAATCTTGAAACTATAGATGATAATGTTCAAGATTTTGGATATATTCAAACTTTACAATTAGTTGGTATTGGAACAACTGCAACAGCACTTACTTCTCTAACAGATGGTGGTGTTCAATATATCACAATATGGAATGATGGTTATAACTTAACTGATACTACAGTTGCAATATCATCTGCTCCTTCTGGGGGTCGTGTTGCCGTTGCAACAGCGTTTGTTAATCCTTCTGGTGGATTGGATAAGATTTATATTAACGACCCAGGTAGTGGATATACAGCAGCACCAGATATTGTCTTTAATAATACTACTGGTGGTGGAACTATCGCAACTACTGGAATTGGAACTACAGGAACAATTGGAATTGTAACTGTGACTGATGGTGGTTCAGGATATACAACTACTCCAACTGTTTCATTTACTGGAGCAACAGGAATAGGAGTTACTGCAGAAGGTGTTGCTGTGGTAAGTGCTGCTGGATCTATTACTGCTGTTAGAATTACTAATGCTGGTGTTGGATATACTCAAATACCAACTATTACTATTGGTGCTCCATCAGTTATTGGAACAGGTAATTACATCTTTAATGAAATAATTGTAGGAACTTCTTCATCTACTACAGCAAGAGTTAAAGAATGGAATGTTGCTGATAAGACTCTTGAAATTGGTATTATTAACGGAACCTTTAGTGATGGAGAAACAATTAGAGGAACTACTTCAGGTGCAACTTACACACTTTACGTACCTGATACAACAAATCAGAAGTTTGATACTGTTGAACCATATAATGAGAATAAGATTTTACAAACAGAAGGAGATTCTATTTTAGACTTTACACAGAGAAACCCATTTGGAGATCCTTAGATTTCTAAGTGTGTTAAATAGTATTATATAAAAAGAGGAACTCTATAAAATGTTTGGACATTTTTATCACGAGATACTGAGAAAAATAATAGTATCCTTTGGAACAATGTTTAATGGAATTACTATTAGGCATGTTACTGATAATGGTGCATCTTTCAGTGAGATGAATGTACCTTTGGCATATGGACCAACTCAGAAATTTCTTGCAAGAATTACTCAAGATCCCACTTTAACGAAAGGGGTTCAGATAAGTCTTCCTAGAATGTCTTTCGAGTTTAATGGACTAACCTATGATCCTACAAGAAAGGTAACAACTACTCAAACTTTTTTGACTTCTAGTCCAAATTCAAAGACTAAAACAAAGAAAGTTTATATGCCTGTTCCTTATAATATGAATTTTGAAATGAGCATTTATACTAAGTTAAATGATGATATGCTTCAAATTATAGAACAGATAATACCATATTTCCAACCATCTTATAATTTAACAGTTAATCTTTTATCTGAAGTAAATGAGAAAAGAGATATTCCTATAGTTCTAGAAAATATAGAGATGCAAGATGATTATGAAGGAGATTTTACTACTAGAAGAGCATTAATATATACATTACGATTTGCTGCAAAGACCTACTTATTTGGTCCTGTACCAGATTCTTCTGCTGTTATCAAAAAAGCAGTTGTCGATTACACTATGCGTCCTGATATGTCTCGTGAAGTTAGATATACTGTTGTTCCAAGAGCAGTTAAAGATTATACAGATGATGTTAAGACTAATCTTGCTGCCAATATAGGACTTGCTGATACAATATTATCAGTTGATAATGCTTCAGTTATTTCTGTTGGTAATTATATTGATATTAATGAAGAGGAAGTTTATGTTACTAAGGTGAATACTACAGATAATAAACTTACTGTTGAAAGAGGAAAAGATGGTACTACTGTTAAGGAACATGTTAAGGGTTCACCTCTAAAACTTATTAGTGCTGCTGATAATGCTTTAATTGAAGTAGGTGATGACTTTGGATTTAGTGGAACGACTCAAACTTTTGGAGACGGCTATGTCTTTAGTCCTTCTTTAGGAACCGATGTAACTTAAATGAATTATCATGAAAAACGACAAATTTTCCAATTTGAATAATGTATTTGATACATCTGAAGAAGAATTTGAAGAAGATTCTTCTGAATTAATTTCTATTGAACCTGAAGTTCAAGATGTTAAAGGAAAACCAGTTGTTGATGATATTACTAAAGATTATGAATATACTAGAGGAAATCTTTATAGTATAATTGAAAAAGGACAAGAAGCAATTAATGGAATACTTGAGCTTGCTCAAGAAAGTGAAATGCCTAGAGCATATGAAGTTGCTGGACAATTAATAAAAAGTGTTTCTGATGCTACCGATAAATTAATGGATTTGCAAAAGAAACTTAAAGATGTTAATGAAGAAGATGCAAAATCACCTACTACAGTGAATAATGCACTATTTGTAGGTTCTACAGCAGAATTATCTAAATTGTTGAAAAATAGTTCCAAAGGAGATTCATAATGACAGAGGATCTAGGAAATCTTGGAAATTTTTTCGATGCTATAGGGCAAGAAAAAAAGAAAAAAGAAGAAGAATTTAGATCGGTTGTAGGAGATATTGATCTAGGTGAGATTTTTAGTGGAATAAAGGAAGAAAAGAAAAAAATAGAGAAAAAGAAAAAGAAAGAAGAGAAGAAAATTGAAGCATTAGAACAATTTTTATTCAGTGAAAAGGAAGAAAAAGAAGAAGAATCTCCTATTGAAAATATTGAAGAAGTAATTAATGAAAAAATAGAAGAAGTAGAAAAGTTAGAAGAGATTGAAGAAGTTTTAGATGAAGTAATTGAAAAGGAAGATGAAGAAACAATTGATCATGCTATAAAAGTATTAGATAAGATTACCGAGAATACCGAGGTAAATGAAGAATCTGAAAATCTAGGTGAATTAGAGAAAATTAAGAGAGAATTAGGATATCTTAGGAATATTGTTAATACCCAAGGTGGTGGTGGTGAAGTAAACCTTAAATATCTTGATGATATTGTTGGTATTGCTACAAATGCTTCTGCTTATGATGGTAAGTTTTTAAAATATAATGATACTATAAGAAAATTTGAATTCACAACCACTGCTGGTGGTGGATATGTATTACCTGTTGGATCTGCTACTACCCTTGGTGGAGTTAAAATAGGTAATGGATTAACAATAGATGGTTCAGGAGTTCTTAGTACGAGTGGTGGTGGATCAACAGGTGTAGGGGGAACTTGGGAAGTAGATAATATTGGTATTAATACTACAAAAAATGTAGGAATAGGAACTACTGCAAAAGCAGGTTATGCATTAGATGTTGATGGTAATGCAAATTATTCAGGTATTATAACTGCAACTACTTTTAGTGGTTCTTTAGCAACATCAGATTTAACAGGAACTATATCAAATGCTCAATTAGGTGGTTCCATTGCTAATGATAAGTTATCTAACTCCACAGTTTCTTATGGTGGAGTAGAACTTGCATTAGGTGCTTCAGATGCTACTCCAGCATTTAATCTAACTGATGCTACTAATTATCCTTATACATCACTTACTGGTATTACTACAAATATCGTTGGAGATACTACACCAACTTTAGGTGGTAATTTAGATGGTAATAGTAAGAATATTTTTAGTGTAGGTGTTCTTACTGCTACCACTTTTGATGGTAATTTAGCAACCACTAATCTAACAGGAACTATAACAAATTCTCAGTTAGCAGGTTCTATTGCTAATAATAAATTAGAAAATGATTCTGTTTCTTATGGTGGAGTAGAACTTGCATTAGGTGCTTCAGATGCTACTCCAGCATTTAATCTAACTGATGCTACTGCATATCCTTATGGATCATTAACAGGTATTCAAACTCATATTTTAGGTGATACAAGTCCACAATTAGGTGGTAGTTTAGATGGTAATAGTAAGAATATATTTGGTGTTGGTATTATAACTGCTACTAAGTTGGTCGGTGATGGTTCAGGATTAACTGGTATTGTTGCTTCTGGATCGGGTGTCATTATTAAAAACGATGATTCTACTATAGGTACTGCAGGAACTATTAATTTTGGAACTAATCTATCAGTATCTGCTTTATCTGCTGGTATTGTAACTGTTACTGCATCTGCTGGTAGTATAGCAGGTATTAGTACAACAGGAACATCATTTTTCAATCAAATTAATTCAACTGGAGTTATTACTGCTACATCTTTCGATGGTTCTTTAGCAACAACTGATTTAACAGGAACTATAACCAATGCTCAGTTAGCAGGTTCTATTGCCAATGATAAGTTAGCAGGTTCTATTGCTAATGCTAAGTTAGCAAACTCAAGTGTTTCTTATGGTGGGGTATCACTTGCTCTTGGTAGTTCAGATGCAAGTCCTGCGTTTGATTTATCCGATGCTACT